TGTAACTCTGCAATTAAGCAAAGCCACTGAGGACTAACCATTAAAGCTAACATGCGTGATCGTGTATTATCGACAATCGTCGCTTCAAGCGATGCGACGGAAGTGATTATCTCACCACCGACGTCTACGATAATTCCGGGGCATAACCCCGCTTACTACGATTACGTGTCCCATATGTGGGACGTGATTGACAAGCAAACTCACAGCTTCAAGCCGTGTACTCACTTGTCATATAATGCTAGCGCCTCGTCGTTCGATAGTTACAACGGCGGGGATCTTACGTTAGCACCTGACCCAAATCGACGCATAAATAATAGGGTTGGCTTTCATTATGGCCAACTCCTACCACCTGTGTCGCTTTCTAGTGCGGAATCATATATTCCAGTCACTGGTCGCACCTATGATGATATTGGTAAATGCGTTTTTGACGCATATAACCAGTTTGTCAATGGTGTTAGGGCGTTAGATGCTAGTCAATCCATAGCTGAGATTGGGGAAACTCCTCAATTGTTCCAGATATGGAATCGGCGTAAAGGCCTTGCTACCAACTTGACGAATGGTTTTCTTAACTATTCGTTTGGCTGGCGACCCGTACTGAGCGACCTTAGGGCGATCAGTAAAGAGTTAAGGCAGTTTCGCAAGACTGTGGCGAGACGTCTGTGGAAGATCGGACAGGGTCAAGTGGTTAGACATTTTAAGTTTAACCTCGATGATACTGTTGATGATTACTCCGCAGACTTCGCTTCTGGTTCGGGGAGCTACCCTTGGCAGTTCTACGAGAGAAAGAAGCGAACACAGGCAGGTACTAAGAGGCGAACCGTTATTGTCACGATTCGTGCTAATGTTAAGCCTAAGCTTAGTGGTCATGCTCAGGACATCCTAAATCAATTGGGTGCCCTTGGTTTGATCCCTTCATTAGCAACGCTCTGGGCTGTCACGAGACTTAGTTTCGTGGTAGACTGGTTCTTCAATATCGGTGGTGCTATAGAGAACCTTCAAGGCTCTCTAACTCACGACGTTTCAAACGTCGAGATTTGCGTCACTGATAAACGTACTCGATCTATCGAGTATCACTTCGAGAAAGTATCGGGGAACGCTTGCGTTCCTGCGATAGCAGGTATTGAGAACCAGCGTGCTTTTATTCGCCAAGTGGTGAATTATCGCCCGTTTATTCCGATCCTGACTTACCCGAAGTCGTCAATGCAATATGTCCTCCTCGGATTTGTTGCGTTGACAAATACAGCCGCGGGGAAGAAAATCCTCCGCACAGCAGATCGATATGAGAAAGTAGCTGATAAGCGACTTACTGATATTGAGTGGCGCCTTAACAAGGTCCTGCATGATAAGAATATTCTTGGACATGGTTCCAGGTAGTTCTTGTTATGTCTGTTTAATAGCCCGTACTGGCTCCTTATGTACAAATCGTTGCCTGATTTCTTGGCACCTCTTGCAGTAGGTTAACTGTTCTAGCATACAACATGACAACCACGTACACCATCAACTCGAAGGTTTTCAATAAAACGAAATCCCCGAGCCCTACGGCGACGGTTCTTACGACCCGTTCCCGTGGAGATACGCTCCCAGACGTTCTGACTGTCTCTCATAAAGAGACTAAGAACCCCGTGGAGCCTGGAAGCATCGACACTCGTTCTCTTGTTCGCATCGATCGCGCTTATGATAGCGGATCTGGTGTGATCAAAAACGTGTCGTGGATGCTGAATGCCGTTATTCCAGATGATGCAGATGCGACTAATATCGCCGCTGCACTAGCTGATCTAACGGACTTCATGGCTTCTGCGATTACGTTACGTTCGGCAAACATTGCCGTCGTTACTAATCACGAAGTGGCTTGATGCCACGATCATCCTGATCGCCTACAATAGATAACAACGCCCATAGGGGCTATTGACAAAGTATATACAATGAAAACAGCGCTTATGGTCAGAGTTAAAAGCTACGAGACGCCCTTTGGGGTTACTCGTGAGCCCATCATTCAGATTGAGGATGGGTTCTTTGGCATCACTGTTGCTCCAGTTAATCTAACGCTTATTGAAAAATATGCGTTTGATTTATTTAGCTGTAGCTTCCGTGGTGAGGAAGAAGTGTTCGATAATGATTATGATGATGAATTGAATTCATCGTCGGAGTCACTTGTCGTTGCGCTTCATGTCCTAATCCGATGCAAAGGTATTGTCGAACGCTATGACACTCGTCTTAGCGGTCGGCGACTCCCTAGTCGGTCCATGCTTGGGTTAAAATCCCTATTGTTCAAGTGCTTAGATACTGAACTAAGCATTCCAGTTGAATTCGTGAAACAAGCTGCCTTGTTTCACGGAGCAAGTATCGCCGCTCTCTCACGGCTTAACCGTGAGTTACGGCTTGTAGGTGGTGCGAGTTAACTCGTTGTTGTATGATTATTAATACAATATATAATCGCCTGCAGATTGACGTGTCCAACATACTGGGTTTTACCCCCCGATTGGACATCGCTAGGGCTTCTCTTTATGAGAAGTGCTGGCGAGACATATTAGTACTGATAGAACAGCTTGGTCAAGTCGACCATGTTGTTTATGTCGTAAGCCTCTCATCTGGAGAGGTGCTTTGTTATGATGATATGTATAACAATGTGTCCATACCGGATACGTGTGTGCATGTTATCGTTTTAGGAATACATCCATCGCCATCAAAGGCGTCCTTGGATGTTCCAACAGAGCTGATAGCTCTGGTGCTTAGATTCCTAGCTACACATTCCAGTGTAGTTTTGAGAACGATGCGCCAGATATGTCTGTTCACGTATAAGAGTAAGTCACATGAAGTCACAAAAGAAGCGGAACTCGCGGCAATCGAAGGGTTTAAGAACAGAAATGCTCTTTGCTCTTCTTATTCGTATCATAGTTATGCTCAAAAAGCATCTCTAGGATCCGACTATGGTCGCGTACTTAAGCTAGCGCGTCTACTCGCGGGGATTGTCATTGATCGTGCTGATTTCCGGAATATCCGGCCGTCGCACGGTCCTGGTGCAGTCTCTGATGCGAAACGTGGCTATGATAAGTGGTCCAAGTTAGATTCCGGTAATACTCGTCTTTGTGATAAGTATTATCCTATATCTGATTGGAATGTTCCTACTCCTTCCTGGTTTGACCACCAGGAGGCGCGTTACACACATAGTGTGTGTAAACTCGCTATTGTCCCAAAAGATAAGCGTGGGCCCCGTGTCATCTGCACTCAACCCGTTGGGTTGATGTGGATTCAACAAGGACAACTCCGTTCTCTTAATAAGGCAATAGAGTCCTCTGCTATCCTAAAGACTAACCGTCTTATCAACGGGGAGTCCAGCTCGTCGATTAAATTCGATAACCAAGAGCAGAATGGTAGTCTTGCCCTCGAGTCCTCACGGACTAGAGAGTTTTCGACTATAGATCTAAAGGATGCTAGCGATCTGATCAGCTGGGG